GTACTTCGACTACGCCGACACCGTCCATACGAGTTGCGCCGAAACGCGCTTCGTAAAAGACCTGAATCGAGTAGTTCTTTCCAGGCATCTCGGAAACGCGCCCTCTCGGGTTGATTCCGATAGCCAACTTCATGCTCATTTTGTGCCAGAACATGCAGGACCGAATCGAACTGGCCACCGGCAGACGCTCAAGGCGCTTGAAGGTGAATCCAAGGAAACTATCGACTTGTCCGTTTACCAACGCCTTGACGGTATTGTAATCGGAGTTCGTCACTTCCGTGGTTGCCAGGAGATTGCGGAACTGCTTGGCCGACATGCAGCCATACCGATCTTCGTCGTCCACTTCGTAGGCGTCGAGGATTTCCTTCGCATCGAGCAGCTTGGAAATCGTCATCCCTTCCGAACCAGAAGCGACTTGATGGGTTCCGGTCGGGAACGACTCTGTTCCCGTACCTTCCTTGCCCGTTGCCGATGTCGCTGTGAACGCATCGACAATGGTGTTGTCCTGGGTCCGTCCCATAGCCATCGCGAATGCTTGGCTGTACGAATTGGTCGGGTCGGTCAGGATTTGAACGCTGTCGTCCGTATCGAGCAGGTCGGCAACGTCATCTGTGGCAAGTGAAACCATGCGCCGGGAGTGCGGGGTATCCGTGTACCGGGTATCCCCATGGCGCGTGGTACGGCGCGTGGTGTGCGTGGCACCGAGTTGGTTGTAATAGGCACGATCGCCAACAACCTTCGGGTCCACATCCACACAGCCTCTCAGCCGTGTGCCTTTGTCTTGCTGGAGTTGCTGAATGCCGTCCCTGAATGCTTGAACGACATGTTCGTCAATTTGCTGGGACATGATCCCTCCGTGATTCATCAGTTTCAATGAGTCGAAGGGGTTATCCCTTTCGGGGCTCCCTCTTGCCTGTACGTCGGCCTGCCGTCCCTACTTTCGGGCGAGCAGTTGGACTCCTTGCGGAGTTATCCAACGGTTTTGTAATAACTTCCCTTTTTCTTCACAGCCTTTTTCTTGTGCTGTGTGGATTTCTTTTTCACAGGAGCGGGAGGCGGGGGAGGCGGATACATCGCCTTGTAAAGCTGCGAGGCGACTTCCATGATCTTGTCGATGCTCGCGCCACCTACGCGGTGGTCCATCGCGAGCGCGACTGCGGAGAGCCTAAATCGTTTGTGTGACTCCTGGCCCTCTCTGACCCAAGCAACGAGGCGCTGTGCATCTGTGACCGCTTCGGCTGGCCCCATGCTCTTTCGAGTGATGATGCCCACTTGGGCACAGATGAGCGAGATCTGTTCGTCTATCTCTAGCTTCGCCAGTAGGCTTTCAGAGATCACGCTTCACCTCCATGTGCCATAGCATACAGACTATCCCTGCGATTCACAGCCGCATCATGGCCGGGATGTTCTTTGTCCCAAAGTGCTTTCTGGAAATCGTTGTCACCCTTGAGACTTTCGATCTCCGATTTTGCCTCTTCGGGCGTCTTCGTCAAACGCCTGCGATCGGCCATTCCATGCACGTTATGTTCGGAGTAGTCATCGCCGACTGTCGCCATGGCCCTGAGGAATTTGACGTTGTTCCCCAAGAGTGAACCATCGGCAAGCCGTGTCGTGGCGACTTCGGAAACATCATCGCCGAAGAGATGGTTCATCGCGAGATTGGCTCCACGCATCTTTCCATCAAAACCCGCCTCGCCCCATTCCTCGCGCAATGCTTTTTCGGCTGCGCCTTTGGACACCGTAGCATTGGTGTTTTCCGTTGTGATTCCAGCTACTTCCTGATCCACATATGCCTGTCCGAGTTCTTTGACCTGAGCAGGAGTCAGGCCAATCTTGTGCATGACTTCGACCATTCCATTCATCCGGGTCGAATCCCACTCGACGCCTTCTGGAACCGTCACGTTCTCGTTGAACTTGTACTCCGCTGCGGTCGCTGGAACGCCAATTGCTTCGCGGTAGGTTTGGAGATCCTCAGGACTTGCGCCTTCATTGGGTACACGCGCACCCAGCGAGGAGAGCTTTTGCTCCATTTCGAGATACGACTTTCCGAGATCTGTCTCGTTTTCGAATTTCGCAAGACCAGGGTGGTTAGAGAGTTCGCCGCCCCACTTCGAGGAAAAATGGTCGGGGGTTACTTGCGTGCCTTCACCCTCTTGGGTGCCTTCGGTGCCTTCGGTTCCGCCTTCAGGAGTTTGGAGTTGGTCGCTCATTTAGGATAGTCCTCTCGAAATAGATCTTCTTGTTTTGTCACCCGATCGAGTTGTTCGTCGGATGCTTTCATGATTGCCTTGATGTGGAGAATGACATTTCTCCGTCCAACCAAATTTGCCATTACGAGTGGGTTCTCGTTGAACTGATCTTTCGACCAGCCGCAATGCTCCATGAGATCGACAAGAACCAACCTCCCATGGTCGCTTTCGAAAAACTTCAAGTACGCATCGCGCCTGCGATGCAACGCAAAGCTAAATCCCTTAGGAGAGAGTCTTTTCATCGGTTAGCCCGGTTGTCCTCCTTGGGCGTCCATGACATTGACGCCAACATTTCCGGCCGCTTCTGCTCCAGCGGCAATCTGTTCCATTTCCGCCGCCGCCGCCTGTTGCTGCGCCCTGGCGCTGCGGATTTGGTCGCGATCTTCGGTGGGCCGCATAATCGCAATGGGGGCTCCGCGTGATTCGTGGATGACCTTGAGCGATTCGTCGGGGTCGAGCCCGTCCATGACTTGCGGGGCTCCCGACTGGGCAATCTGCAAAGCCGCCTGCCAGACTTCCATCGTGGCTCGGGCTTCGGGAAGGCGCTGGCTGCGGAGCACCGGACTGTTGTAGGACACCTCGAATTGCCTTCCCCTCATCTGATCGGGAATCCTGGGGAGCTGTCCACGTCGCATCATCTGGTAGAACTCACGCTGGACCATCGGATCGAGAAGTTCAACCTTCAGACGCGAGAGCATGGGAGCCATCATGCGCTGAGCTTCCGCTGAAAGCTCCAAGACCTGTGTGGCCGTCATGCGGGGATCCCTGAAGAGTTGCATGAGGGTGGCGAAGAATGTCTCTCGAATGCTCTGTCGGGTGGACTCGAGGATTTCCTGAGTGACCGGGAAGTTTCCGCCTACCGGCAATTGTCCGATGGGGTTTCCACGGGTCCGAACGAGAATGTCCTCTCGGACTACATTCATGGCTCCCGGCGATGTCATTACCTGCGTCATCACGCCATCGTCCGGTACGATGAGCGGCGGGTCAGCCGACTTCTGCGCCATTTGCAGGACTGTGCGCATCATCTCGTTGAGCATCTTTCCATCTGAGAGTGCTGTCATGCCAGGGCCGCGTCCGTAGATCTCGCCAGCTTCCTTGCTCCACCTGGCCATGTGAATCGGAAGTTCGAAATATCCGCCTTCAGAGATGACCGAATCCCCGTCCTCCATCACGTAGACGCTTCGCCAGGGCTTTTGACTGCCTGGAGCGCCACCCTGGAAGCTCGGGTCGTCTACCCGGTGCACCATGTGAATGAAGGTGAATTCCGAATTCGGGTCGTCCAGAACCGCCTTGTTGAGTTTCTTGTCGGTCAGGGTCTTATTGGGCCCAGTGCCCCATGCGAGCGCGGCCTGTCGCGCCGTATAGGGGAATCGGCGGCAGATGATGTCGATGATTCCGAGGTGGTTCTCATCGGCATAGACTTCCCCAAGAGGGCGGGCTGACCAATAGGTGTGGTCGCCCATATCTACGTCCATCATGGCGGAAGTGCCAAAACCACCGATGTCGTAAAAGATCTCAGCCATGTTCACCGAGAATCCTGACTTCGGCAGCGCAAAGCTGCGCCTCATGCGCTTCGTCACTTCCTCAAACCATGCGATGATTTCTGTCTGTTCGCGGAGGTCGTCGTCTACGGGCCAGACCGAAAACCAGGGGGTAGAGGGGTCAGCCAGAAGTCCCTGCAATCCACCCGAAAGCTGGATCAGAGATTGCCGAGCGGTGGTATCGAGGATGTCTCGTGTTCTGCGCCTGGGTGTGGCCTTCTCGATGAAGTCTCTTCGGCCAAATAGATAGTCGCCGCAATCCTGCCATTCGGTTTCGAAGAATTGGCGTTTGACTTTGATCGAGGCGAACCGTTCGAGGATTTCTTCTGCTGTCTTTAGCGTGGGCATCAGTCACCTATGAGGGTTTGGGATGAGCCGCCGACGCCAGTTGTTACCTGAGATCCCACTGGGCCACCGGCAAGAAGGCCCTCGTCTGTGCCCG